GGCATGTATTTTATCCCGTATAACCTGATCTGATTCCTTGCTTTTATCAACCCATGAAAGTCCACTTTTCAAAGTCTTCAAATCCAAAGGGCAAACTATTTTACCTAATTGGGAATGATATCGAAATGACCTTTTTAAAAAAGTCACATCTTCAACACTCTCAAATTCGTTAAAAAATTCTTGCTTCCTTGAATTCGTAATCTTCAAACCGAGTCCTTCCATGTAATTCTTCATACTTAAACCGTGAAGATACTGTTGTTTGGCATAAACAGCGTTCAATCGATCATCTCCATATATATAATCTACTACATCTGTAACAAATTCACTAGACTTAGGTGAAAATCCAGCTTTCTTCAGAGTACTATGATACCACATGCACGTATAAAACCTATTAACGAAACTATTCATTATAGCGGTTAAATACGAACCTGACGGCATCGAGTGACTCGTCATAAAAGTGTCGTCTGCGACACTAACTAAACAAAAAGGTAGATTATATAAAAGGAAACTCGCGATTTTACGCTCTCTATCTGTACCTTCAAAAAACTCTAATACTATGTCATTAACAGCACATTGTACTTGCGGTAACATTGATCCGTCCCATTTAGAAAAGTCCGCGGCCCAAACCCCCTTACTATTAGCAAGGTAAGAGTAGACCACTGGCCAATCCACAACAGGATTACAACCAATCATAATTTTGTTAAAACTACGCTTGGCCATAATATGGGATACAAAGTTACCAAAATACTTTTTCGTCAAAAACATAATATGTAGCCTGCTAATCCTAAAACTACGCGGGTACGTCTTTTCTTTATCTCTTAATTCATCTTTCAATGTTTCTTTCCATACGAAATCATCTAAGTTGATTACACCATTTATGATATCTTCTTCCATTTGCTTCAATTGCTTATCGAAGTGAGGAAGAGTAATACCACGTTCAAAATCTATGTAATCTTTCTTATCTTTCGTACAAAACATCCCATTGGAAGAATCCTTATTAAGAGATGCCAATAAAGGCGTACCTTTAATAATTTCATTATCAGACAGGATAGTATACTTATCTAAATAAAAACGAGAGGTTGCTTTTGCAAATTCTATATCTTCTGGGTCTACATACCGTACAGGAGCATAAGCTTTTTTGCTTATGTCCTTTACGGTCATATCTCCATAAATAGTCAAATCTGCAGGCACTCTCTCCACATCAAAAACTCCATGTAAATCGCTAGGGATAAATTTAGTCTTCTTTGGAATTGAACTATGAAAATTCTTTTCTAATTTTATACCACTAAAATTTGGTATATCTTTAGAACTCATATCACAATTCAATAAGAAAGAATTGTCGTCTGCCAAGATTCGCTTTATTTCTTGTAACACATGATCTGACCAAGCAATTGCAACTCCTATATTAGAAGCTGAATCACCAGCCACATGCATACCTTTAATTCCGCAAACCTTGTCTATGACAACAGTTCCACAAAGACCTTTACCTCTAACTTTATAACTAAAATCAGTTGATGTGTTGGCTGTATTTCGATAAGCAACTTTATTTTTATGAATAAAAGTGTAAACTAAAGAGTGTCCGGGTTGGTTGTTAATAACCTTATTAAGAGGGACACTGCCGTACTTATTAACTAAAAACAAATCCCTTCCTTTATCAACAGTAAAAGCTCTATGAAGATTCTTCATAGGGCTTGGAATGTTCATTGGAAGAGACAAAACTGCTACGTCAGCTAGTCTGTCAACGAAAACGCGTTTAACAGGAATATGGTCGTAGATTCTGTGATTTACTTGTTTATTTTGATAAACAATTAAATACAGATCTCCATCCATGATGGCATGAGATGGAACAACGACCATATGTCCTGAAACTAAACAATGAAAGTCAATACTCTCGTCTTTATAGACGAGGGTACCTTCAAACATTTGCTTCTTAACGCTTTCGATGACAGTACCAACGTTGGTATCATTATTCTCGATGAAAAAATTGGTCGTAGTGGTCTCACTCTCTGCTTTCTTTTTAGGATCACAAAGACTTATAACACTACAAACAACTAGAATATAGATAACCATGCATATTAAATATGTAATAAAAGAGCTTCCTAGATCCGAATCACCATAAGCCTCTGCTTTAAAGAACGATGGCAAGTAATTACCGATTTTCGCATAGAATGAATCCCATGCTTGAATCATATAATCACAAACCACCTTTCTCCAATACAGAAACTTATCGTAAACCGGATTTTCGAAAAACCCTTCGCCTTCAGCTGCAAAATTTAATTTTTGGCGTAATTTATCAACTTTTTGATCGCTTAGAGTGTTACTAACATTTTGAGATTTCTTCATTTGATTCAATCCCATAATGATATCGCAACACCATAAGTAAAAATCGTCCATCTCTCCTTCTATATTAAAAGAAGGTTCGATGAGCAAATTCTTTTTATCACAAAAAGCTATAAAATCTGAAGGAAGTTTGTTAATAAACTTTCCTTCCGCCAAATTATAAAATTTGAAACTGACTTTACCTTTCAGAACTCCTCCTTCTCGTCGAGTCTCTGAAAAGTCAAACACATAACCACGCCTCCAAAGGGCCGTGATGTCTGAAATGCAATCTTGTTTTGTTAACCCATGTAAGTTGGAAAAATTATTAGTAGTTAACAAAACAAGTTCCGATGTAAAAAACTTAGTATCTTTATTCTCAGCACGCGCACAATCTAAAGGTAATTTCACTGGTGAAATTAAGTTTATGATTGTACGATACTGACTGATACCTTGTTGTCCTACATCATCCATATAAAAAACACTTTCATTGTTGTAAGAATCATACCAATCCTTACCATCTGTCATTGCTTTTATATGATGCGCGTAACTACTCATTCCTAAGATTTTAATAATAGAATTCATAGTTACGGATTTCAGACATCCCGGTGGTCCTTCGAAAACGAAGCAGCCGGGTTCAATCCTTGTAGCTTCTTCATACGAATGGAAATTTTTACACATATTAGTAAAATCTTCTAAAGTAGACTTAACGACTTGAGATCGTCTTGTCCACTCCATTAGATCCTTACTAACTTGTGCTTTCTTCAATAACTCTTGACAAGAAATTCTAAACGTTTTTTGCGTCAACAATTCCTTATCCTTACGATATCTCATTAGAAAAGTTTCCATACTTGACAAAATTGCATGATGTTCT